CGAAAGCCCTAAGCTTTCGAGTGTAATGCTGCTGACTATTGTCTTGTATGGTTTCGCCTGTGGTTTCACCTTGGGCTTGTTTGCTGAAACAGTAGGCTTACGCTTACTGTGGTATTTACGTTTTACTTTGGTACGATCATACGACCAGTCAGCCACTTTGGGCTTTGTCGCAGTTTCACGCCAAAGGTTTGGAGTGTTCTTTGCTTTCATAATGTGTACTCACCCTTTGTGCTGACTTGTAACAGCTGGCTTCATTGCCAGTGGGCTTACACGCATCCCGTTCGGTGTGCCTACTTGGGATGCCTAAATTTTATCGCGTTGCCAAACGTTCAAAAATCCGCTCAATTTGTGTACTTATTCAATGGGCAATTTAAACCTTACTAACTGACAAGTCGAAGTGATAAGGTGTTCGCAAAAATGTGAATATTGAGAATTCGCAAGGTGACGCGATGAATTCAAAAGATGAAAAACGCCATAAGCCGATACTTGAATTTTAATCACTTAAAAAATCCCGAAAAACGAATCATTCCCATAACTCCGAAGAGCCCGCCTACCAATGACTAAGCCAGCGATGACAACCAAAGTGACTATTTTTTTCCGAATAGCGAATCTTTTTTTTAACTTTAAAAGTGTATTTTCCTTAAGACGTTGATCGTCAGGCATTTACAGAAGAAAAAAAGTTGAAAATAATTAAATATGAATCACCGTTAGTACGTTAGTAAGTGCCTTTTTTCGCGTTTTTAGCCTATTTATTGCCTAATCTGACACCCGTTAGTATGGACCACAGTGCTGCTGATATATTCCTAACGTGAGAAAAAATAGTAATTCCTGTATCAGAAAACCGGATACACCTAACAAATTATAGGCGAGTAAGATTTGTATTAAGAATTTGAATACAACCTAACGTGTAAACGGCGAGTAAGATTTGTATCGGGAATTCGAATACAACCTAACGGGTAAACGGTGAGCCAGATTTGTATCAGAATACTGAATACAAACTAACGTGCTAACGGTGAGACAATTACTAACGTTGCAGCGGTAAGCAAAAGTCTAACGTACTAACAGTGAGCCCAGGATTCCTAACGGGATGACAGTGAGCCAGGTTTCTAACGGGATAACGGCGAGCAAAAGTTTTTGCAAGCAAAACGGGGTGGAGGGGATGCAAGCTTTAACAAAAAATATTATATTATATATATATACTGCCAGTTAAAAAAATTTGCGTCTCAAGGCTCCCCCAAGGAGCCACCTGGGTAAACTGTAAACTCGCACAAAGCCCCTAGGGGGGCTTGCTGTCATTGCTATCATTGCTGTCATTGCTATGTTAATAGACACAGCTTCGCCATTACAAAGCTGCTGTAACGTAGACTCAAGGGTCGGACTAGGTACTATCGAATAGTTATCCATAAGTTACAGGCATATATTTTATGTTTCCCTTCTTGGCATCATCAGGGGAAACAACCTATACTACAGTGGGGCGACCCTTGTTCCCAAGAGGCGAACTTCCCAAAGTAGTGCCGTGTAGTTTAATGTCATACGAGTGGCTATCCTCGGAGATCGTTTTCGCCCGCATTGGGGTTTACCTCCTGACTATGGTTGTATTATATCACACGGCGTTCGCAATTTGTCAATTGCTATATGCTATATTGCGTACTTTATATTTTTATGATTGACATCCTATATGTTAATGAGACACATTCTCAGTATGACCGACACTATTAACCAAAGCGCAAAGGAGGAACTCTGCAATGAGATCCAGGATGCCATTGCGCAAGTGGTTGAAGTAAAGGAGGTTGCAAAGATCAAGAGCCTCTCTGTGTACGACCCAGAGAAGGTCGCCAAGATTCTGTACCTCTACAGCAAGGGAACTAGCCAGACTGCTCTAGTAAAGAAGTACAAGTACTCCCGTTGTACTGTACTGAATATTCTAGTGGATTACGCTGACCACCTTGGGAAATTGCGGGACATTGCGGGTAAGATTTCCGCAAAGAACTATTTAAACATATCCTCCTTGGAGGAGGATCTTATTGAAAAGGTGCGGGACAAGATGGAGACAGACCCAGAGTTCGATGTCAGCTTCCGTGACCTCAAGGAGCTATCAATAGCCAAGGCTAATTCCTTCCGGGAGGCTATGACCTCCAGGGGTGAAGCATCCTCTATTACTGAGGAAAGGCAGGTAATCACACAGCAGGACTACGAGGAGACGCTGGCCGCTGCTCGTTCACGGCTGGAGCAAATGCAACAAGCAGAAGTAATCGAAGTAGATGAGCACTAAAGGAAGCGGACCCCGCAAAGGGCATAACCAGGAGAAGCAACGTAAGAACTACGACGATATTGATTGGAGCAAGAAACCCCCTGCTCCCAGAACCGAACAACCCAAATCAAGCAAATGAGTAAGACACCAGACATTGATCCGGACATCGCCTTTAACCACGTTCGCCGAATGCTCGCAGATATTTCGCCGAACTTCTGCTTCATTGTCCTCGATGAGGACGGGGATCTCTTCTATGACTACACCAACCACAGGGTTGGTAAAATGCTGATGGTGGAAGCCATCGAGGATTTAAACTCCGAAGTGGATGATCTAGACTGGGAGCAACTCCTGGATGATGACGATGACGATGAGGACGATGAGAGATTGTTCTAGGTATGGAGCTTTCGTTTACCAAGCACCCAATCCTATCAGCCCCAACTGATAGAGAAATTGTTTACTTAGCCGAGAATGACCCAAAGCTGCTGGAGCAGCTATATCTTGCTCACGAGGGCAGGATCAAGGCATCCACCAGTGACCCCCTACGCTATGGGTTCGACCTCCCAGGCTGGGATAGAGCCAGGGAAGCAATGGAGGAGTACAACGAGTGCCTTGCACTCGGCGGAAACAGAAGTGGAAAGACTACTGGCTGCGCCAAGATGATAATGGAAGCAGTGACCGAGTCCGAGGATGGACACATTGTTTGCTTTTCGCAAAATGCGGATACGTCAATCAAGGTTCAACAGCCAGCCATCTGGGAGATGATGCCCAAGGAGTACAAGAAGAAGACTAAAGGGATCGAGGGGTACATTAACTATTCAATGCAGAATGGGTTCACAGGGAGTTCCTTCGTGTTCCCGGACACCCGCACACGGGTGGACTTCAAGACTTACACACAGTACTCCAATAACTCCACCATCCTAGAGGGCTTTGAGTTCGGCTTCAAGAACCCCAAGGGTTTGAATATCGGCACTTGGCTTGACGAATATCTAGGTGACGCTGCCCTAGTCAACACCCTGCGGTTCCGACTTGCTACCCGGGACTCCAAGATGATCATTGGCTTTACACCAATTGATGGATACACTCCTTTCATAGCTGAATACCTCAAGGGCGCGGAAACCAATGAGACAAGGCCAGCGGCCTTGCTTCGTGACCTAGAAGTACCCATCCGCCAATACAGCCCAAGTAGGGATGCTGCTGTAATCTATCTCCACTCCGACGAGAATCCATTCGGCGGATACGAGCGAATTGCAAAGGACTTAAAGGGTCGCCCCGATGATGAAATCAAAGTTCGTGCTTATGGTCTACCGGTAAAATCAGCGAATGCCCTTTTACCTTACTTCAATACAGAAGTAAATGTTCTCAACGAGGAACCCAATAAGTACGGGATGACGTTCCCCGACATATCGGATAAGTCGAAGTTCACCTGCTATCAAGTGGTTGACCCCGCTGGCGCAAGGAACTACACAGCCATCTGGGCTGGGGTAAACGAGAGTGGAGAAATCTTTATCCGCAGGGAGTGGCCCGACCGCAACACCTACGGAGAGTGGGCTTTGTTTGGGGATCCCAAGTGGAAGTACGGACCCGCAGCTAAAAAGATTGGTTTAAATGTAGAGGGATACTGTGAACTATTTAAGGAGATCGAGGACGATCTAGGTATGGAAGTAACTGAGCGCATCGGTGACTCCCGATTCTTCGCCCGCGAGAATGAGAATAATGATGATCTCTTTACCTCCTTCTATGACTTTGGTCTAAGCTTTATTCCATCCGATGGTAAGATGGAGGAGCGAGGAATTACTGCCCTAGATGACTGGTTCAACTACAACCCAAACGTAGATATTGATGGGGCAAATCGTCCAAGGTGCTACATCCATTCCGATTGCGGAAACCTAGTGGACAGTCTAATTAACTACAATGCAGGTGGAAAACCAGAGGAAGCCCTAAAGGACTTCTTCGATGTCATTCGTTATTTGCGAATGTCGAACGGCGGAGAAGGACCGGACTTTATGTCGGACTCATCAATGCAATCAACTAAAACAAACAAAGGAGGATATTAATGCCCAAGAAGAAATTAACACAAATCGCTAAAGAACAAGAGGTTACGTTTGAGGAAGCAATGAAGATAGCAACTCAAAAGCTACCAGTAAAGTCCCTAACTGGCAAAGGTAAAAATACCTGGGTTACAGAGAAGGGTACTAAAATACTGGAAGAGTCCCTAATGATTAATGAAATCATTCCAAAGCACTACGAGGGTACTGTACTTGCGGAGTGTCCAAACAGGAAGTACAATGTGGTATTCAGCAATGAGATCGGGAAGCGCGTAAATGTTTTGATCCCCCGAAGGTGGCAGGGACTACTAGTAAAGAAAAAAATCATCTTTGAGGGAATTGAGGACTCCAAGGGTACAAGTTATCGTTATGTCAGAAAGTGAGGACATAACAATGGATAGATCCTGGTGTCGCGAACAGAGTGATAGGTTTGCCAGTTGGGAGATATTAAAGAGGTACGTTACCCACGAGAGTGGAGTCCCTATGACAAATCGTGACCTATGTGATACAATAGGGCTACCATCGACTTACACGATACGATTGCTTGAATCCATAAAAAAACGCCTAGCAGAAGATAATGCAGAATGAATCAATTTCAGAGTCCTTGACTTACGTCCAGGATGAACCCGACATCAAGACCCTACGCTATGCCTACGAGCAGACCGTATCAGAGTTAGAATCATATTTTGATCTATGCCGTACTAGTTACGATGATCGTCGCAATTGGTGGCCGGGCAAAAGCCGTGATCATCGCAAGCACGGATCTGACGCTTTCCCTTGGGAGGGTGCGTCCGACATCGAGTGCCACCTAATTGATGAGCGTATTACTCGTCTAGTATCTTTGTTTATGGCATCATTGAACCGAGCAAATGTTCGGGCCTTCCCAGTTGAAAGCGGGGATATTGCGCGAAGTCGCATTGTTTCTGGATTCTTAAAATGGATGGTAAGTTCGGGGTACATCCCACGCTTCTACCGCGAGATGGAACTAGGTGCTAACTATTTGCTTGAGCGGGGCATACTGATCACGTATGTCGGATGGCATCGTGAGGATCGACGGTTCCTACAGGAACTGGATTTAAACCAGATTGCACAGGTCAGCCCGGAAGTAGCATTTGCTATAGAAGACGGGAAAGATGACAATGAGTTAATCGCCCTGCTGCAAGCGACCTTTGATGGAACAACTAAAAAACGTGCAAAGAAAGCACTAAAAGAATTACGGAAGGATGGAGTTGCTGAATTGCCCGTAGTTCGTAGGCAAGTTAATGCTCCCGATGTAAAGACACTAGCCCCCGATGGGGACTTCTTTTTCCCCCCGTATGTAACCGACCCTCAGCGTTCCCCATATTGTTTTTGGAGAACTTATTACACCCCACAAGAGTTGGAGAATAAGGTCACAACAGATGGTTGGGATCAGGACTTCGTTGATTATGTTATTGAAAAATACCGAGGCGTTAATATTGATTCAATTGAGCGCGAGCAAGAAGCTCGCAATAGTAATAGTCTTAGCAATAGTTCTTACGAGGCCAATGATCTCATTGAAATATGCTACGGCTATCAACGCCTTATTGATCAAGAGGATGGAGCTGAGGGAATTTACTGCACTGTATTCCACCGGGAGTTTAGTGGTGACGGCGTAACACCTGGGTATGCTAAGTTTGAATTGCTGAATGGCTACGAGGACTACCCTGTAGTTGTCACAAAACTGTCAGAGGACAGCAAGAGACTCTATGACACATTAACCATTCCTTCTGTACTTCGCGGGTTACAAAATCAAGTAAAAGTGGAGCGTGACTCCCGAATTGACAGGAATAGTCTAGCTACACTTCCTCCCGTCCTGCACCCAGTTGGTCAAGCACCTACTGATTGGGGTCCTGGTCGTATGATTCCATACCGCCGCAAGGGAGATCTTGACTTTGCCCCTACCCCGCCAGCACCTACCGGCTCAATAGAAATCGAGTCAACATTGCTTAGTCTAGCTGACCGATTGGTTGGATTGGATGAAGAGGGAGCAATCAGCCAAATTCGCCAGCAGTTCCTGGTGGATAAGTTCCTTAGCCACACGGCAGAGGTTCTGCGTATGGCATTCAAGTGTTTCCAACGCTTTGGACCAGATGAAATTTTCTTCCGGGTTACAGGGATTCCAGATCCTCAGACCTTCGACAAGGGAAGTGCCGACGAGAACTTTGACATCTTGATTAACTTCGATGTTCAAAATAATGACCCCAAGACTGTAGAAGCCAAGACACAGCAATTCGTAGCACTCAATCAGTTGAACTCAAACAATCGTCTTAATGTTGATGCCCTACTGGATGTGATTGCTGCTAGTATTGACCCAGTAATGGCTGATGCAATTCTACAGCCAGTTGAGAAAGCGCAGGAAGAAGTGGTCAAGCAGGTCACTGATGACTTAGCAAAAATCTTTGCAGGTATCGAAATGCCAGCACGTCCAGCGGGAGCACAGATTGCACTACAAGTAATCCAGCAGTACACCCAGCAGCCGGACGTTGCACAACGCGCTCAGGCTGATCAAGCCTTTGCCGCTCGACTACAGAAGTACGTAGGTCAATATACCTTCCAAATGCAACAAGCAGAAAATGCTCAAATTGGTCGCGTGGGTACAGCCCCCGCTCAAATGGGTGAAATCGATACACAAAACTTATAATGCCAGACAATATATCAGTAACGGAGCAAGGCAATCGCCGAGCTAAACAAATCAATTCCAACAATCGAGAAAAAGCCTTCAAGGAATACTTGCTGAAAGTTGAAGGTTTCGATGAAGTCGCCCGAAAGGGTGCTGGGGAGACGAACTATACAATTGGCCACGGACACTCCAGCCCAAGTGTAAAGAAGGGTCAGCGTATCACACGTGAAGAAGCTTCATTGCTACTGGATAAAGATATTAAGGAACGAATCCCTAAAGTTCAAAACTTAATTCCAAAGTTTGATTCCTTTCCCGGCTCCGCCCAGACAGCTATCTTTGGTGAGTACTACCGTGGATCAGTTGGCGGAAGCCCAGATACCGTTAAGGCTATCAATGCAGGGGAGTATGAGAAGGCGGCAAAGGAGTTCCTAGATAATGACGAGTACAGGGATAGAGTTGCACTGAACCGAGCTGGCATTGGCCCACGTATGGAAAAAGTTTCCAGTGAACTGATGAAAATGTCAAAATAGTATGAATATACAAGACGACATCAATAGCTTGCACAGCTATGAATCCTTTGCTCGGTTCATCAAGATGGTTCACGAACTCCGGGAGGAGACCATCAGCGAGATGCACGAAGCATCCAGTGAGACCATCCAACAGATTTCTGGTAGAATTATTACGTACGATCAGATCCTTCAAATGTCAGGTTGGGATAAACTCCAACTAAAGCATT